AGATGAAAGATGGGAAGCCTACCCGACTCCTATTATCTCTTAGAGCTTGGGGCGCATCGTCCAAGGAAGACGCTAAAGCGAAGGCTAAAGCGATCTCTAAGAGGAATAAATGAGACCTGTATCCGTTGGAGTTGAACCTACAGCCGCTACGCTGACTACTGTTTACACAGTACCAACGGGTTACTACGCCAAATTCACAGTCATGTATATCCACAATACTGGTGGATCAACAAAACACATTACTGTGGTGTGGAATGATGCAAGTGCCGCTACTTCCTACGACATCCTGACTGAGTACAACTTTACTTCTAAGCAATACCTTCAATTTGATGGCAATGCTTACATCGTTTTAGAAGAAGGCGATAAGATTGAAATTACGACTGAAGCGGGTAGTTCATTCAGTTTTATTGCCACATTTGAGGTTTCAGGAGCGCAACGAACATGACCTACTTAGAACTTGTTAACGATGTGTTGATTCGCTTGCGTGAAAGCACAGTATCTACTGTTGGCGAAACAACCTATTCTTCTTTGATTGGCAAGTTTGTCAATGATGCCAAGCGTCAGATTGAGGATTCCTACACTTGGAATGCCTTGGCGCAGACAGTCACTATCACCACTAGTTCTGGCGTAAGTTCTTATGCTTTGACAGGTGCGGGTCAGAAGTTTCGTGTTACTGACGCTATTAACACTACCAGTGTTATAACTTTAGATAACACAACTGTTGCGGATATGAACCGCAAGCTCAACTTTGGCACACCTTCACAGTCTATTCCTAGCGAGTTTTGCTATAACGGGGTAGATGGTAATGGCGACACAAAGGTTGACTTGTTTCCTGTCCCCAATGGCGTGTATACGTTGTTATTTGACCTAATCATTCCACAAGCTAATCTGTCTGCTGATGGTACTTCAGTCAAGGTTTTAGACTATTTGGTTACTCAAAGTGCCTATGCTCGTGCTTTGATTGAGCGTGGTGAAGATGGTGGAACAAACTCTACTGAGGCTTATGCTCTGTTTAGAGGGATGCTCTCTGACGCTATTGCGATGGAGTCCACTCGTTATCCTGAAGACAACTTTGTGGCGGTCTAATGGCAGGACAACTACAAAGTTACAGTCTCTCAGCACCAGGCTTTTATGGCCTAAATACTGAAGATTCTCCCCTTGATTTAGGGGCTGGCTTTGCTTTGGTTGCGACTAATTGCATCTTGGATCAATATGGTCGTATTGGTGCTAGAAAAGGTTGGTCAAGGGTTAACTCTTCCTCTGGCAACCTTGGTGCTAATGACGTTGGTGTCATCCATGAACTAGTCCAGACTGACGGGACTCTTACAGTTCTGTTTGCTGGCAACAACAAGATATTCAAACTTGGCACTGCTAATGCGGTGACTGAGTTGACCTATGGTGGTGGCGGTACTGCTCCCACTATTACTGCAAATAACTGGCAAACTGCATCCTTAAATGGGATTGCATACTTCTTCCAAACTGGTCACGATCCTCTGATTTATGACCCCGCTATAAGTACAACTACTTATCTCAGAATCTCTGAGAAGTCTGGTTATGTTGCGACTGCTCCACAAGCCAACATCTGTATCTCAGCGTTTGGTCGCCTATGGGTAGCTAATACTTCTACTGATAAAACAACCATCACCTTTTCTGATCTGATTGCAGGTCATGTGTGGGGTGGTGGTACTTCTGGATCATTAGATGTTTCTCGTGTATGGCCTAATGGTGCTGATGAAGTAATGGGCTTGGCAGCGCACAATGATTTCTTGTTTATCTTTGGTAAACGACAGATTCTTGTTTATTCTGGTGCTTCTACACCCGCATCTCTTGTTCTGAGCGACACAGTAGGCTCTATTGGTTGCATAGCAAGGGATACCATACAAAGTATTGGTACTGACGTTGTTTTCTTGTCAGATTCAGGTGTTCGTTCACTAATGAGGACAATCCAAGAGAAGTCTGCTCCCTTGCGAGACCTATCTAAGAATGTTCGTTTTGACCTTGCATCGTCTTTAGCAAGCGAAACATTGGCTAATTTGAAGTCTGTTTACTCAGAAAAAGAAGCCTTTTATCTGCTTGTTTTACCCGCATCTTTCCAAGTTTACTGCTTCGATACCAAACAAACATTACAAGATGGGGCTTCTAGGGTCACCAAGTGGGACTCAATTGCTCCTACTTCTTTGCGTTCTTTGCGTAATGGCGACTTGTACATTGGTAAAAATGGTTATATCGGTAAGTATGGAACTTATCTTGATGATGCAACAACGTACCGATTTGCGTACTACACAAACAATGCAGACTTGGGAAACCCTAATCAGATTTCTATTTTGAAAACTGTGACTGCCATTGTTATTGGCGGTTCAGATCAGTATCTTTCAATCAATTGGGGATTTGACTATTCTGGTGCTTATCGTGCTGAAAACGTCTACATTCCTTCACAGACAAGTTACGAATACGGCACTGCTGAATACAACATTGCTGAATATACAAGTGGTGTGCCAATTAAGACGCTATCAGCAAATGCTTCTGGTGCGGGAAAGATTGTCCAAACAGGGTATGAAACAACCATTAAAGGTGTCTCATTTTCATTGCAAAAGATTGAAATTCAAGCCAAAGATGGCAAAATGGGCTAAGGAGAAATATCTTGAGTAACTATACAAAAACCACTAATTTCGCTACCAAAGACAACCTGTCGCCTGGCAATCCTCTGAAGATTGTCAAGGGTACTGAAATTGATACTGAATTTAATAACATTGCTACTGCTGTTGCGACAAAGACAGATAACTCTGCTGCCGCAATTACTGGTGGTTCAATTACTGGTATCACTGATCTAGCGGTTGCTGATGGCGGTACAGGTGCTTCTACGGCTACTGCTGCTTTGAATAACCTCTTGCCTACCCAAACAGGTAACGCAAACAAGTATCTCCAAACTGATGGCACTAATGCCACATGGGATGCAGTAAGTCTTTCTACTGCTGACATTACTGGCACTTTGCCCGTAGCAAATGGTGGTACTGGTGTAACTTCTTCTACTGGTACAGGTTCTGTTGTTCTGTCAAACAGTCCTACTTTGGTGACTCCCGCATTGGGAACTCCTGCTTCTGGTACGGCAACTAACCTGACAGGATTGCCAATCTCAACTGGCGTAAGTGGTCTTGGTACTGGTGTAGCGACATTCTTAGGTACACCCTCTTCTGCTAACTTGGCTTCTGCCGTAACAGATGAAACTGGCTCTGGCGCTTTGGTGTTTGCCAATAGCCCAACTCTGGTTACTCCTGCTTTAGGCACTCCATCTGCTTTGGTTGGTACTAATATCACAGGTACTGCTTCTGGTCTAACTGCGGGTAACGTCACAACTAACGCAAACCTAACAGGTGCAGTCACTTCTGTTGGCAATGCAACCTCTCTTGGATCATTTAGCTCTTCTAACCTTGCAGGTGCTTTGACAGATGAAACAGGAACAGGATCGGCAGTATTTGCTACTTCTCCTACTTTGGTGACTCCTATCCTTGGAACACCTACTAGCGCAACTTTAACGAACGCTACAGGGCTTCCAATCTCTACTGGCGTGTCTGGTCTAGGAACAGGTGTAGCAACGGCTCTAGCGGTCAATGTAGGCTCTGCTGGCGCACCTTTGGTTAATGGTGGTGTGCTTGGTACTCCATCAAGCGGAACGGCTACTAACTTGACAGGTTTGCCTTTGTCTACTGGCGTAACAGGAACTTTACCCGTTGCCAATGGTGGTACAGGACAAACCTCTTACACAGATGGTCAATTGTTAATTGGTAACACAACTGGTAACACTTTAACCAAAGCTACATTAACTGCTGGTTCAAACATTACGATTACCAATAGTGCGGGTGGAATTACGATTGCCGCATCTGCTGGTGGATCGGGTGATGTTGTCGGCCCTGCATCTTCTACTGATAACGCTTTGGTTCGTTTTGATACGACTACTGGTAAGTTGGTACAGAACTCAGTAGGTATTTTGAGTGATACAGGTGCTATATCTGGTTTGACAGACGTATCTGCTTCTGGTGCTGTAACCCTCTCTGGAGGCACAGCAAACGGAGTTACTTACCTAAACGGCTCAAAGGTTCTAACAAGTGGTTCTGCAATTCAGTTTGATGGTGCTAATTTAGGTCTTGGTGTAACACCTAGTGCTTGGGCGGCAGGCAGTAACGCTGTTCAAAATACAGCAGGGTCAGTTTGGCGTTATGGTACTGATTACATATATCTTGGCCAAAATTATTACTTCAATGGAACAAACCGCATCTACTCTACAACTGCTGCGGCAACTGAGTACCGCCAAGGTCTTGGAAGCCATATCTTTTATACAGCCCCATCTGGTACAGCAGGTAATACAATATCATTCACAGATAGACTGACTATAACTTCCACAGGTGCAGTAATAGATGGATTGATTAGTGCATCAACAACAGGAAAAGTTGGAACAACGCTAGGTGTGGGTGGTGCAACTCCATCAGCATCAGGCTCTGGCATCACATTCCCCGCAACTCAATCAGCATCATCAGACGCTAATACGCTAGATGACTATGAGGAAGGAAGTTGGACGCCCGGAATGACACCCTCCTCTAGTGGCGCAATTAACCTGAATTATTCGTACACATCGGGAAAATACACAAAGGTAGGAAGACTGGTTGTTTGCACAGCAAGCATTTATGTTAGTTCTGTTTCATCACCAAGTGGAAATTTGTATATAACTGGATTGCCATTTACTATTGGTGCGCCATCAAGCGCAGGTTCTAGTTGGCAGAATGGATTTACTTCTTCTGCAAACAACTTGGTTTTGCGTATTGATAACAGCTCAACGCAGGTTTTAGTTCAAGGATTTTCATCTGGAAGTGTTGCAGCAGCAGCCCCTTGGGTTCAGACTGGTACTGAAATGAATCTAACAATCACATATTTCGTTTAATTAACTAGGTCGGATGGCTTAGTCGGACACAACTGAAAGGAAAATCATGTCACTTACCAAAACCACAACTGTAAGCAATATGCCAGAGTACAGGGCTTATAGGGATGCAAAAAGTCGTTGCACCAATCCCAACTCTGCTCGTTGGTACACACATGGTGGGCGTGGCATTAAATTTATGTTTAATAACTTTGGTGAGTTTTTTGAAGCAGTTGGCTCAAGACCTGATGGCATGACACTAGACCGAATCGACAATGATGGTCACTACCAAGTTGGTAATCTTCGTTGGGCAACACCAAGTCAGCAAATGAGTAACCGCAGAAACTACACACGCAACTTTCGTGTTCGTAATGAGGTGGCTAAACAATTTGTCATTACGACACCAAATGGTGAAAATATCAGCGTTTTTCACATGGCTGAATTTTGCCGACAAAATGGTCTTACTAAATCAGCACTTCATCAAACCATTAAAGGTAAGTATGCCCACAAAGGCTATCGTGCCCAATACGCATAAAGGAAATAATCATGTCTTTAACTAAAACTACTGTAGTGGATCAGGTCACAGTAACCGAGAACGGCATTGTTCTTTATCGTGAAGCAACTCGCATCATGGAAGATGGTAATCAAATCAGCCAAACCTACCATCGTTCAAGCCTCACACCCGCACAAGACTTAACAGGCGTTCCTGCCAATGTTGCTGCAATCTGCAATCTGACTTGGACACCGGCAGTAATAGCGGCTTATCAAGCGGCACAGGCTGCGGCTGAAGCGGCTCGTAACGCATAAAGGAAAATATCATGGCTGTAACAAGCGAACAAATTTTAGGGTTTCTTAACGCAAATCCTGGCATAAGTGATGCCGAAATTGTTGCGGCTATGGAGCAATATGGCGTATCTCCTGCTCAAATGGCTAGTGCTGTTGGAGTAACAGAGGGGGAGGTAGCGGCTCGTGTGGCGGCTACTATTCCTGAAGGTTCAGCTAAACTTCTTGGCGACACTTGGGTTCAACCACAATACCAAGTAACTGGTTCTGGTGAAGATCGTCAAGTTGGTAATATTGAGAATGTTCAGGTTTATAAAAATACTGGCGGTGGCGGTATCAACGATGAAGTAGCAGTTGGCACTCAGATTCAAGAGTACAACCCTGATGGTACTTTCAGTAGAACTACTCAAACCCAAAAAACAGACAATTCAATGCTTCCATTTATCTTGGGTGCAGCAGGTCTGTTTGGTGGCATCGGTGGTGGTTTTGAAAGCCTATTTGGTGGTGGAGCTGCGGCAGGAACAGCAGGTACTGTTGGCACTACTGGTTTGACAATGGGTGAACTTGCTCAACTTGATTTAGCATTGGGTGGGGCGGGGGGTACAGCAGGGGCTACTTCTCTTGCTAACGCTTTGATGACTGGTGCGACTATTCCAACTATTACAAGTTTGACTGGTGGTAGTGGTACTGGCGCTTTGACTGGAGCTGGTGGTGCTGGTGGTTTAACTGGTAGTTCAGGATTATTGACTGCTGGTGGTGTTGCAGGAATGGGTGGTGGCACAGGCATAACAGCAGGTGCAAGCGGTCTTGGATTAACTACTGGTGGTGCAGGTTTAGGTGCAGCAGGTACAGGCGCTGGCATTACAGCAGGCACAGGATTAGGTACTGGTGTTTTGACAGGTTCAAGTCTTGGCACTACTTTAGCTGGTGTTGGTTCAGCACTTGGAACTGGATTAAATACAAGCAATGTTGCCAAACTTATTTCTGGTGGACTAGGTACAACAGGCAGTCTGCTTCAGATGCAACAATCTAAAGAAGCGGCTCAACGTGCGCAAGCCATGATTGATGCTGAGACTGCTGCGGCTAAACAAGCGGCTCAGTTCCGTCCTGTTGGCATGACAACACGATTTGGTACTTCACAGTTCACAGTCGATCCAGTAACAGGTCAACTCACTAGCGCAGGATACACACTAAGTCCTGAAGCTAAATATGCTCAAGACAAGTTGGTTTCGCAAGCTAATTTAGGACTTCAGCAGATTGAACAAGCGCAAGAACAATTTGCTCCTTTGCAAACAGGCGCTCAGAGTTTGTTTAGTTTGGGCAACAAGTATTTGGCTCAAACACCTGAAGATGTAGCGAAGAACTACCTTGAACAACAGATGGCTTTGTTACAGCCTGGTCGTGAGTTGGAGTTGGCTAATCTGCAAAACAAACTTGTCCAACAAGGTCGCTCTGGTTTGTCTGTCGCTCAAGGCGGTGATTTGGGTGCTACAACACCTGAACTACAGGCTTTGTTTAATGCTCGTGCTATGCAAGAAGCTCAATTGGCGGCTAATGCTCAACAATTTGGTCAACAGAATGTTACCTTTGGTGCAGGATTGCTTGGTCAAGGCGCTCAAGCAATGGGTCAGTACTATGGTGGTCAAACAGCCGCTTATCAACCATATACAACTGCTTTGGGTCAAGTTCAAGCCTTGGAAACTGCGGCACAACAACCTTTGACAATGGGTGCGGCTCTTGGTCAACAAGCGGCTCAAGCAGGTGCAAACATGGGTCAACTAGGTTTGCGTGGCGCTCAACTCAGCACCAACTTGGCAACAAGTGCAAATGCTACTGCTAATCCTTATGCTCAAGCATTGATGGCGGCAGGTAATCCAAATGCTATGTTTGGTCAGGCACTTGGTAATGTGTTTGGCGGTTTATTTTCGTAAGGATTCATCATGGCAGAAAACATCGTAGGCAGTCTTTTTGGCATGACTCCTGATATGTATCAGCGTCAGCAGTACCAACAGGAATTAAAAACAGGATATGAACTTGCCCAACTAGACCCTGGTGCTGCGGCTCGTGCGCAATTGGGTGCAAACATTGGACAAATAGGTCGTGGTTTTGCAGGCGCTTTGGGCATTGAAGACCCACAACTGAAGATGATTAGCACTCGCAATGCTATTGCTCAACAGATTGACCAGACTGATCCTGATTCAATCCTCAAAGGCGCTCAAATGCTTGCTCAAGCAGGCGACCAACAAGGTGCTATGGCTTTAGCTCAACTTGCTCGTCAAGCACAGAGTGAGATGGCTTTAACTCAACAAAGACGAGCATCAGAACAATCATCTTTAGCTACTGCAGCTAAGACTCAACTGTCTATTGACCAAGAAACAAAGTTGCGTGATGAGTTGTCTAAACTTGGCCCTAATGCTACACAAGAACAAATTTTGTCTGTTGTTACAAAGTATGGCCCACCAGATAAAGTAATGGCTGTTTTGCAAAGATCAGCAGACTTAGCGGCTCAAAGAGAAACTACTCTTCAATTAGGACGTGAAAAAATTGAAGCTAAATTAGAGTCTGATCTTAGACAAGCAAAAACTGATTTAGAAAAAGAGCAAATGCGGATTGAAGCCAGAAAAGAACTTGCTCAATTGATGGCATCTCTTAAAGGGCCAAGTTCGGCAGTTCTTAAGGCCCAAGAAAAAGCAGAAAAGGTTCAAGAAGGTCAACTGGCTTTGGGAGATACAATTTCTACAGCAGAAACCTTAGTCAAAGATTTAGCCAAAATGGGTGGAATGACAAGCACATCAAAAGGCCCTCTTGCTAATTTGGTGACATCTTTACAAACAGGAACTGTTGGTCAAATGGGTGGTCGTGTATTTGGTACAAAAGAACAAGCAAAACGTGATGAACTTAAAAGCATCCGATTGCAATTGCTAAATGCTGTAAAAGAAGCTACAGGCATGAGTGCTCAACAACTTAACTCTAATGTTGAATTGAAAACATATTTGGATTCTTTAGGTAGCGAAGGTATGACAAAAGAGGCAAACTTAGCAATCTTAGATAATCTATCAAGGCGTTACCTTAAAGGTGAAGCTGCTCAACCTGCAAAAAATAAGTCTGACCCATTGGGTATTCGTTAAGGAGTTTTTATGGCTACGATTGCTGAAATTCGTAAGGAATATCCTCAGTATTCAGACATGACTGATACTCAGTTGGCTGATGCTTTTCATTCAAAATTTTATTCAGACATACCAAAAGACACTTTTTATACACAACTTGGTATTAAAACAACACCCGTATCAAACTTGGAGTTGATGTTTGGTGCTGGTAGTCCTATAGCCAGAACAATCAAGGGTGCGGTAGTAGACCCTGCGTTGGCTGTTAATCAGTTGTTAGCAAGTACGGGTTTGTTTGGTCAAGATATTAAGAGAGGCGCAACCCAACTTGTTAGTGATGTTGAACAAGCAACCACTGAAGGTCGTGCAAGAGTTGGAAG